TCCAGTTCGCTGCTGTGACTTGTTGTCTTGCATAGTTAGTAAAAGTTGCCTCTGTTAAGGAACCAGTTTCTGCTGCACTTACTGCCGTTGCAAGTCCTACATAAATACTGTCTCCCGGACTAGAAAAACTAAGAGAGTCATTTTTAAATATATAATGTAATAATCTTCTTTCTAGATAATTGGTTGCTGCGTTTGCTGTTGCCATTTTCTACTCCTATGTTCGCGGCCTTGATGGTAGACCAACTCTATACCCATCTGTGTTTTCTCTTGCCTCTCCTAGATCTTTTAATCTCTCCATGTATTGTAGATACAAGTTATTGTAGTTTTGCACTACATCTTGTTCACCTTTCATAAAAGTATAAGCCTCTACAAGAGATCCGTAAAGTAAAGCAAAAGGCGCGTTATTACTTATCCAAGTAGTACCACTATCAGATCCAGCCGTCAAACTAGTGGGACGGTAGTAATAATGAAGCTCAATGGTATAGTTACTGTCGGGTGTAGGGGCCACGATAAAGTTATCTGTATCAAACCTAGCATAATACTTAGGTAGTCCAGTCGTTGAAGAAGCTGGTGTATACTCTCTTAAATAATTTACATCTTTTTGTAGTAAAAAACTTTCTGAGCCTGATGTTGTTATTTGTAGAGAAAAGGATGCAAGATAATCACTTGGTACTGTTAAAAACTGATCTGATGATGTAAACGCACTCGTAACATTTTTTCTAAAAAGATCAAGGTCTACGCTTTTAAATATTTTTTCTTCTGCTGCCTTAATAAAATTATTTAAGTTATTAACAAACACGGTCTCATTGTTGTCCGTATAGTCTTGTATAGCTGTTTTTAATGTAGCGAGTGTAAAGCTCATGGTGTCACCGTAACTGGTCCAGCTGTAGCATCATTGCCACCTCCAGACACGCCTCCTGTTGTAGCTGTACCACTTGATGCAGAAAAAGTATATGTATCTGTAGTAGCAACTGTTATTGAGTAACCGTCATTATTATTTAATACATCTGAAGTAAATCCGTCAAAACCTTTTGCCTTCTTAAATCTTACTGTATCACTTGTGCTTCTGCCATGACTAGCTTCTGTAACTGTTATTACAGCTGATCCAGAAGATCCTGATAAAAAAGCATTTGGTTTCAAAAGCCTTTCAATGGGGTTTTCTGTTCTTGCAGGCCTTGCGTTTCTTACAGCTTGTCCATCGACAGGCACATTGAAAGGACCAAGCTGAGGGTGTTTTCTCTCAAACTCATCTGGACCAACCAATGATCCATTCCATTCTAGTTTCATATCTCTTAGTCTGTACTCCATACCGGACCTATCTGATATACCTTTTGCAAATTTACCTGTAGCAAACCTACCCATCAATTACTCCTAAAATACTGATATTCTGGTGTAACCGTAAAGCTGGACCTATCTCTGTCTTCACCCATTGCTCTTTCAAACTCTTCTTCATACACAACCTTTAACATTTGTGTAAGTTGTGGATTTTTTTTCATAGATAAATAGTAAGCTAAACCAGCCGTCAAACATGGATAAAACCTAAAAGGTATTTCTAAAGTATTAACAGGAGCATCTGCATCTTGTATTCTTGTGAGCGCATCGTATCGTATGACATCTGTGCTGTTTTCAGGTGCAGGCCATATCTTCAAATTTGGTGTAATTTGTCTGTCTAGGAAAAACTGTGTAGTTCTTCCTGTACTTGTTTTGTTTGGTATTGCAAGATAACTATCACGACTTATCCTACTGATAGCAAAATCTGTACCGTCTCTGCGAACAACTGCTGACAATATGTCTATAACGTCTGTGCCTAAAGAATATTCGGTGTCTGCCGCTGTAACTGTTTGAGTTCTTTGTTCAATCGTCCATTGATTTAAACCACGATTAGCCCACTCAGCTAACATGATATTTAAAGATCTTCTAGCACTTGTCAGATCATAGCCTGTTCTTACTTCAAGGCCGCATCTCTCAAAAGCTTCCTCAATATATTCTGCTACGTCTAATTCAAAATCGGTTGATGAGGAAGTTGCCATATCTAATCCTTGTATAAATTATTAAACGTCACCTTTGGGTCCATATAACTATTATCACATTCTGCGTTATGAATCCACTGACTTGGTTTAAAATCAGGGGCTCCTTCTCCTGTTTCCCATAACGCAGGGCTTGTTGCACGAACCCTGTTATTAGGTAATGCTACTATATTTCCAGTCCATTTACCAGCATCAGTTAATTCTATCACATGACTTTGCTTATGTTGAGCCGGATCATCCGCTATATCAGACTCAGTATAATCTACTGTAAACATGTACTTACCTGTGTAAAACTCTCCATCTATCTTACATTTCCAAGGGCTTGAACTAGTCCTATCATACTTAATGACAGAGTGATGATGTGAGCTACAATCCCAAGGTTGCACCAAATGAACCGGCATAGGCTCCGGCCATTTGTCTAGTGGAGTGTCTGCAACAAGTGCTGTGATTGGCATCCTAGCCCACATCGCCCCACCATGTACATTTGGTGTGTCGTCAAAATCAGACTCACATCCAGTAAAAATCATTTGAAAACTTAAACACCTATCAGGCACAGTTGTCACTGCGATTGCCATCGCATGTAAATAATCTCCATGATACTGTTCATGGTTATGAGTATACTCTCTTCGCACCCAACACTTGAAGTGCGGAATATTACTTTGTAAATAAGGCATGGACTAGGCTCTACCGCCTCTTCTCATTTTTTTAACAGCTCCGCCTTTTGCAAAACCTTTTTTCTTCATGCCAGCCATTCCGCCGCCCATCATTTTTTTAACAGCTCCGCCTTTAGCATAACCTTTTTTCTTCATACCAGCAGCTCCGCCACCTTTCATTTTAGCAAAGCCTTTTTTCTTCATACCGGCGGCACCTCCACCCATCATCTTCTTGACTGGTTTCTTTTTAGCATAGCCTTTTTTCTTCATAACCATTTTAATCTCCTTTTATGCGCTAACTGCGCCTTTTGTTTTTTTTCTTCTATTTGCCATGACAACGCCACAACCCCTTGCTACAACTGTCCCTGAGCCTGTTTTACCCTTAAAAGGACGTTTAGCTTTTGTCTCTGGTATTGCTCCACCACTAGCCATTTTTCTGACCTTAGCTGGTTTAGTGTTCGCAACAAAAGTTTTACCTTTTGCACCTTCTCTTTTTTTCTTTTTTGCTGTAGCTGCTCGTTGAGATTGAGACAAGCTGTTAGCTTTAGACCTTGGTAAACACCTATCAGGATTCTTTTTATCCTTCGATGTCCCACATTTTCCCTTGATTTTACCATCAGTTCCTATGCGGACCCAGTCTTGTTTTACCCAATCTTTAAGAGCGCCCATTATTTCTTACCTTTTGCACCTTTAGCATAGTTTGGATCTTTACAATACTTTGAAGCAGCCATATTCGCATATGCGCTCGGATATGTATCAAAAGTTCTTTTTGCCCAAGCTTTACCAGCTGGACAAATTTTACTACCTCTGCTTTTTGCAGCCCCACCTTTTTTAAAATATGTAACCTTTTGTTTGGATGGTTTGGGTCCAGTTCTAACTGCTGATCTCATGTGTAACCTCACTTTGTCATAAAAATTGCAACTAAAGCTGCGAGTTGAAGTACAATTCCACCAATGATTGCCCAAATACGAGCATCCATTTTGTCTATTTGTTTTTGTAAATGGTTTAAATGATTGTTTTCAAGACGGTCAATCGTGTCTTCTAAAACAGCTAATCTTTTATCTAATTCATACAAAAGTTCTTTTTCCATTTTGGTAGCCATCAACACTTCCACCTTCTTCTAGCTTGTCTTAAACGACTGTTTGGATTTGCCGCGGCCTTTGGAAACTTTTTCATCTGTCCTGCACTTCTAGCACAATAAGACTTTCTTCTTTTTGCCGCAGCTGATCCCTTCTTCACTTTGCCTGTAACAGCTGTCTTTAATTTACTACCGGGATTTTCTCTTCTATAACGAGCAACACCGGCCTTTGTCATTCCCGCCCCAGATTTAGTGGAGCGGAAATATTTTTTTGTTTTAGGCGGCTGTTTGTCTGCTTTCCTAGTCATATTCTACGCGTGAAAAACAGTCATCAACAAAAAAGTTGAAACAGTATATTGTAAAAATATCCCGCTTTCAAAAACTACACCTTCATTCGGTATAGTCACATCCCTAGTGGCTGTGGCAGACGCTACAGATCTTAACTTTAATTGGCTTGTCCCTACGGGAGAAGTCGTTAAAAAA